GAATATGACGAAGTGGCGGACAGCACTGATAAGATTATTGTGGCTACCTATGGTGTTGCCGCTGTGGGTATTAATATCCCTAGGATTTTTAATTTGGTTCTTGTGGAACCCGGGAAAAGTTTTGTCCGCGTTATCCAAAGCATTGGACGCGGGATAAGAAAAGCAGAAGATAAAGACCATGTTCAAATTTGGGACATAACCTCAACTTGTAAATTTGCCAAGCGCCATTTGACCAAGCGCAAGCAATTCTACAAAGAAGCCAACTATCCCTTTACCCAAGAAAAATTAGAATGGATGAAAATAAAATAACTGTTGCGGTGTGTGGCGAAAGCTATTGTACTGCCAGCACAGTTGATCTTAAAGAAACAGGACTAAGAGGACATTTTAGTCAGATACTTGAAGATCAATATGGCTACAAAGTGTTGCATTTTGCACATGGCGGATTCAGCAACACAGGAATCATGTTTCAGATACAAGAAGCAGTAAAACACCAACCTGATGTAATTGTCTACAACAAAACTTGGGCCAGTCGCATCACCATCAAACTAAAAGATGGATTTCGACCAGATGACGGTTTAAGAAATTTTGTGTATTTTAATTCTCACATGCCTAGTACACATGAGACCTGGACCGGAAATCTCAATGCGCCAATATTAAGCACAGTGCCTCAGGGCTTGGAAAATCATTCAATAGTCTCTCCAGAAAAACTACAGGCTACAAAGCAATATCTTACTGAACTGTTTGATTATGACATGCAACAAATATTAGACAACTGGTTGTTTGAATATTGGCATAACAAAATGTTAGCTGCCGGCATACTGCCATTAAAGTTTACCGATGAAGATGTTGGAAAAGTGGCTGTTGACTTTGGCGGAGCCAATCCAACATTTGATTCTCCATTCCACACAGACCGTGCTACGCAAGAACAAGTGGCTGCAAATATTCATCGCAAAATCGTTGACAAATTGCCACAGACCAAGTAAAATGACAACATGAGAATACTTACCCTAGACAATGCCACTTACGATTTAGATCACCTGCCAGAAGAAGTAGATGACATGCGTTTTGCAATATTAGACAATTCAAATCCAGCAGAGCCTGACTATCACTTTATACCCTTGATCTTTTTGGAAAGCTTCAATGCTCCTGCTCTTGTGTTGCGCATTGGCGAGCACACCATAAAGATGCCCATGGACTGGCAGATCTTGATTGGTGAACCTGACGTTGGTGATCTAGAAGTGTTGCCACTCACATCAATTAACGACCGTGGGTTCAAAGTATTCCAATTCAATCCACTAACCAGCTTTCGTCCCAGTTTTCCGGACATTGAAATCCTAGATGTGTATCATGAGGTATCCTGGTACGCACCCAAACTCAAGAATGGTCAACTGTTGGCTGTGCCTGTAAGTGAAGGTGCGGACCCTGACTGTGTGTACTTTGTCAAAGACGTCAGTCGTAACTGCGAGATTGTGGACTACAACAAGGCCTGGTAATGCCCTACACTGAACCTGAAGTATTTGAAATTATCAATAGACTGGCCAGAGTGTATCTGGAAAGTTATCCTGACGATCGTGAAGGCCTAGAGCGTTTTCTACGTTGGGCACATTTACAATACGGCTACCAATATGGGCACCCTTAAACCGGGTGCCACATACATTTACGAACGTGTGGGCAACGAAGTGTATGCTCGAGAGTTTGGTGCTGATCCTGCTGACCGTAAGTTAATGGGCTATGCATATGATCCTGTGACTGGACATCAAATATCCTACGATAAACGAACCAGCGACGGCCGACCTTTGCTTGATCACCTCCAGGAAGACAAGATGTGGGGCGAAATTCGGCGAGCTGCTCGAACCAATCCCACTTTACAAGACGCACTAGAACGTGCTATAATGATTTACAAACTGACCAAAACTGATGAGCGATAAACTGACCATTGCCAATGAGATGAAGATGTTTGACCGCAAGGTCAGATCATTCTACGACGACCTTACCGCAGAAGAAAAGAAAAAGTTTTCAAACTATCTCATGATACGCTGGGGCTCGGCAGTAGAAGGTTCAAGAGAATTGCAAGAGTTTTATGTGATTGCCACTAACGAAAGATTGAACAAACACTTCTTCAATGTAAGCAAACACCCAAAACTGCAATGGCTCATGGCCACTAGTGTAAGTCCAGATTTAGGATCGCAACGCCATCCTTGGATTGCTCCTAAGAAAAAACAAGCTGGCCTTAGTGCCAAACGCAAAGCACTAATGGCAATGTATCCACACTATAAAGATGATGAGATAGATGTTATGGCAGCAATCACAACACAAAAAGAAATTGACGCATACAACCGCGCTGCCGGCAATGAAAAATGATCCAGCAATTGGTTGTAAATGGATGCAGTTACACCCATTCTTATGCATTGGGCAATGGACACACTGATCTAGCACAGCGGTTAGGTATAACTCAAGCCAACAGCATTGCCATCAGTGGCAGTGCCAACAGCAGGATACTGCGCACCACTCTCAAACACAGTTACACAGCACCTCCTACGCTGTATGTGTTGGGCATGACATTCCTTAGTAGATTAGAAATACCCATCTGCGAACCAGAAAATGATTTTGAAGGACGATGGGTAAATCCGCAAAATCAAGAGTTTGCCTACAGATGGCAAACTGGCTGGAACCAAAAAGAGTCCGAGCAGTTTGTAGACACCAAACTCAAAACTGAAGTGTACAGCATTTTGGATCGTACTGAAGATCTCATGTACCGCATGCTCAGCACAATTGACAGTTTGAAATCTAGAGGACATCGAGTGCTGATGTTTCAACAGGCTGATGATTTGTATCACAAATACCTAACAGATCCCAGATTGAGTTTGTTGAGTCGTCCAGAAATTGTCAATGGATATCGATGGCGAGCAACTGAATGGCAAGCAACTCAAGGTGTAGAACCCAAAAAGTACCCTCCAGGCTCGCCTTATGTTCCTCCGGATATGACACATCCGGCTATAGGTCACCACCACAAGCTCAATGAGTTCTTGACATCTTACATACAAGAGCATAAAATACTACAATGACCCAATGCCAATACTGCAAGAAAGACTTTGCTCGAGAAACCAGTCTAGCAGTTCATGTGTGTGAGCCCAAACGGCGCAGACAGGAACGAGCAGAACGCGGTGTAGAATTAGGCTTTCAAGCATATATCCGGTTTTACGAAATGAGCCAAGGTTCGGCCCGGCTCAAGACATTTGACGACTTTGCTGACTCGCCTTACTATCGTGCGTTTGTGAAGTTTGGGCGCTATTGTGTGAGCACAAGAACAATCAATCCCAAACAGTTTCTTGAGTGGCTGTTGAAAAACAACAAGAAGATTGACCGTTGGGCCAGTGATCAACTGTACACAGAATATCTCATACAACATTTGCCTGCGGAGAATGTAAACGATGCATTAGCTAGAGCAGTAGAGTTTGGCATGGACTGGGCAGAAAAAAATTCAGCACAGCCACAAGACTGCTTGAGATATGGCAGCACTCCGGCCATGTGCTATGCAGTCACAACAGGCAGGATATCACCCTGGGTGATTTACAATTCAGAGTCAGGGCAACGGTTCTTGGGTGAACTCACTCCCGATCAGATCAACATGGTATGGCCTTACATTGACTCAGATGTATGGCAGAAAAAGTTTCACAACTATCCTGCTGATCAAGAATACGCAAAAGACATATTGAGCAAGGCAGGTTGGTAACATGGCAACAGTAATATTTTTAACACTCATACTCTTACAGATCAAACACTGGTATATTGACTTTGTGGATCAAAGCATGACGGAGGTCAATCACAAAGGCGTGTACGGACATTGGGTAGGCATGCGGCACAGTCTCAAACAAGGTATTGGCACAGCCGTGTGTGTTGGTCTAGTGGTTGGTCCGGCCTATTGGCCAGCCAGCATAATAATGGGCGTGATAGATGCTGTGTCTCACTATCACATTGATTGGGCCAAAATGAACTGGGGCAATAGAGACCTTCAGAATCCCAGCTTCTGGGCACACTTGGGCTTGGATCAGATGGCACATCAGTTGACTTACATTGGCCTTGTGGCTATAATTGCATTATGATTAGATCTATTAACGGCAGCAAATACATTCAAGTATCAGGTGGCATGTTCACCAATCCATACATCAGTCCAGGTGCAAGCGGAGCAGGCATGGTGCGGTGGAGTCCCAGCATGAACTGTTTGGAAATTAATGATGGCAACTCCTGGCAATCGCTTCACTCATCACATCCTATGATTTCACTCTCATCAGACGCTGAAACCTTATTAGATTGGGCGCGAGCCAAGCGTGATGAAGAATGGCGCATTGCTGCCCTAGCAGCCAAGCATCCTACAGTGGCAGATGCCTTGGCAGCAGTTCAACTGGCCAAAGAGAAACTACAAGTTGTGACTGCACTGTGTGATACTGATTCAAAATGAGTGCAGACATTGATTTTCCAATAGTGTATTGCAATGGCGATAGTTACAGTGATGAAAATTATTATCCAACATTAAAAAATCAAACCTATGCACATGTGGTCGGAGAGTATTTTCAGGGATTTGTAGTAAACAATGCAATAAGTGGCAGTTGCAATCGACGTATATTAAGAACTGCTGTTCATGATTTAACGCATCAAAGAACGTTAAATCCAGATCAAAAAATAATTGCATTGATTGGATTATCATTTGAACTCAGAAGTGAAATATGGAACAATAATAAAATTCCACGCAACGAGTCTGAATCAAATTTTGAAACTCACATTTTTACAGAAGAAATAAATTGGCGCAAAATGCTTCTAGCTGGCAAAGACATAGGATTGAAAAAAAACAAACATAGAATTGATCAAAAATTTTTTGACAAATACAGTCAAGGTCGTGCATACTACTACAGTCCTTATGCAGAGAGGACTAATCTTTTATGCGACTTAATGATGTTTCAGGCGCTGATGCAACAACTAGACATACAGTTTTTAATATTTCAAGCGCCAATGGCTGAAAAACTAGAATCTGAATACCTACTTGACTTTTTTAAATCACATCTAAAAAGTGAAAATTTCTTTGACTTTGAAACTTTTGGATTTGCACGTTGGTGCTGTCAACAAGGATTTGTTCCGTTGGATTTTAAAGATCGGCCCGACATTGCACACTATGGTCCAGATGCACATCGTGCATTTGCTGAACAAATTCTTATACCACATTTAGAAAAATATGAGCGCAGACATCGACATTGATGTGCCGGATAGAACGGCGGTGTTGAAACTGATTCAACACACTGCCGCACGGCAACTGCATCAAGGTCAAGTGCGTAAACACAATTCGGGCATCTATATCACAGACATTCCACAGGACATACCCAACGGCTGTGCAGCCATAGACTATGAGTCAGCAGAACAGCGTGGATACTTCAAGATAGACCTGTTGAACATGAGTGTGTATCAGTTGATCCGTGATCCTGCACACTATGCAGAAATGTTAGCAGCCTCCCCGCCCTGGCACAGACTGTGGACTGACACTGTTTGGACCAGTCAGTTGGTGCATGTGGGCAATTACACAGACTTGATGGTGTCCATGCAGCCAGATTCAATACCTAGAATGGCAGCATTTATTTCAGTTATCCGACCAGGCAAAGCACACTTGCAAAATCGTCCGTGGACCGAAGTATTTGCCGAAGTGTGGAACGGGGATGATTCACGCGGATACACATTTAAGAAAAGCCACGCAGTTTCCTACGCGGCCCTTGTTGCCCTACACATGAATCTACTTAATCAAGACGCCGCACAAGTGTGATTGATTTTCGCTTGGTTTTCTTGCGAGCAATGTCCATCAAACTGCAAGCTGGCCCGTGTAAAATTTCAAGATCTTTGTTGGAGAATGTGCGTAGTGTAGGGCGAAACTTGTCCCACTCGCCACGCAAAAAGATGTTTATGGGTATACTTCTATTGCTTTCCCACCACCAGGTGGCTGCTAATTCCAAGTATTCTAGTTTGGCGTCTTGAGTTAGTACAGCACCAAAATCGTAGATGGTAGTGACAGCATCGTCTTTGTTTTGCACCACACCCACATATTCTTCATTGGCGTAAACGCACAGCGTTATAAACGGATATTTTACCGCCAATTTTTGAAAGATATCATTGCCCATAAATATTGTTTGAGGATCCTATGTATTCAACCACCGTTTACTTATACCAGCAAATTACCAAAGTCTTGTTAGTTGACACCAGTGGTGGATATTTCACAGCGAGGTACGACCCAGTGTATGCAAAACAATTAACCGTAAACAAAGGCGTAGACAATGTGCTACTGTTTGAATTTATCAATCAAGAAGAGAAGCCAGTAAACATTACGGGCAGCTCTTTTGTGTTTAGATTGATGAATCAAACTGGCGATCAACTGTTGGTTGAAAAGCCCATGGTCACACTCAGCGCCACACTGGGCAGAGTAAAAGTAGTGCTGGACAATGCGGATACCATTAACATTACAGCACAGCCCGGCAGTTACAGCATACAGCGCACAGCAGGAGACTATGTGCAGGCCGCTTATGTGGATGCTAATTCAGGTGCTAGAGCAGACTGCAACATTGTAGACTCAGTGTTTCCTGCATTGGTGCCTAGCCAAATGCTTACCATTCCCACAATCTATGGTAAAGCACAACAACTGCAACCTGGACCCACAAACTATCCTGATTGGGCACTAACACCACAACCGGTAAACACTACGCAACTTACAGAATTCTATTCTAGTCATATTCCCACTAGCGGACAAAGCCTAACCACTGTGAAAATGGACATGGATCACTATACCGGAACTGTTAAGTTTCAAGCAGCAGACACTTACGAATCAGTTTGGTATGATGTTACTGCAAGTTTTGAATTTTTTAATGAAACTTCCACACAGTATTTTAACATTGTGGGTTTTTACAACTTGATCCGAGCTGGATTTAACAACAGCCAAGGATTTGGCGCATCAGCCACAGCACAAGTAGCTAATGGAGTAGTAACAGGTATTACTGTGAACAATAGTGGTCAGGGCTATGTGGCACCTCCTAAGATTCAAATTTTGGGCAATGGTTCGGGCGCCGAAGCCATTGTAACTAGTGTGGGCAATGGGCAGATTGGACCAATCACTGTCACAAATGGTGGATCAGGATATTTGCCATTGCAATACCAAGGCACCATAGCAGCCACAGTATTAATCACCACAGGTTATATTACCAACCTCCAATATCGTTGATTTAGTACAGCTGATCTGCTATACTGTATAGATGCTTGACATCCTTGCGTATCTACCTGCAAAAAGAAAGCCCACACCATCAGGTTGGTTGAGCTTCAATGCGGTTTGCTGTCAGCACAATGGCAGCACAAGAGACACCAGAGGTCGTGCCGGACTCAAAGCCACTGAAGCAGCATGGAGTTATCACTGTTTCAATTGTTCATACACAGCCAGTTTCATCATGGGTCGTACACTGAGCGTCAAAGCTCGCAGACTGCTGACATGGATGGGTGTGCCTGACAACGAAATTGAAATGCTCAATTTAGAAAGCCTGCGGCATCGTAGTATACATGGTATATTGGAAGATAGACAACAGGCTTGGAATCACTTGGCCGGTATCACCTTTGAAGAACGTGATTTGCCACCATTTGCTGAGTTACTAACATCTGAGCACCAGATGCATTGGGACTATGTGCAGGGCAGACGTGTGCCCGAAGACTTTCCCATGATGGTACAGACGCAACATGATGGCATTCATTGGACACGCCCGCACGTGGTTGTACCATTCACATACGAAAATAAAATTGTAGGTTACACTTGCAGATTTTTAGACAACCGTCAACCCAAGTTTATTTCAGACAGCCAACCAGGCTATGTGTTTGGCACAGACTTACAACACAAGGATTGGACCAACGTGATTGTAACCGAAGGCATCTTTGATGCACTCAGCATTGGTGGTGTAGCGGTCATGCACAATACTGTAAGTGAAGCACAAGCTCGACTGATACGCAATCTAGGTCGAGACATAACTGTAG